CGCTCATGACTTCGGTTAAGAGCAGGGCGGAGCAATCGGCAAGGGTGGAGACTGAGAACAAGGCTTTAAAGGAAAAGCTCAAAGGCTTCGAAGGAATCGAAGACCCCGAGGCGGCCCGGAAAGCCCTTGAGACGGTACAGAACCTAGACCACAAAAAGCTGGTGGACGCTGGCGAGGTGGAAAAGGTGAAAGCCGAGATTAGCAAGTCGTTTCAAACCCAACTGGACACGGAGAAGGCCAGGGCGCAGAAGCTCGAAGCAGAACTCTACTCCGAGAAGATCGGCGGACGGTTCAGCCGGTCCAAGTTCATTGCCGACAAGTTGGCTATTCCTGCCGACCTGGTGCAGGCCCGTTTCGGCACTCAGTTCAAAATCGAAGAGGGAAAGATTACCCCTTACGATGCTCATGGGAACAAGATTTACAGTAAGTCAAACCCCGGTGAAATGGCCGACTTCGACGAGGCTCTTGAGCTTATCACGGAGCAGTACCCGTACAAGGACACGATCCTCAAAGGCTCTGCTGCCCAAGGTGGCGGCGCGAGGGGCGGCACAGCAGGCGGGGCAACGGACTGGAAAAACCTACCTCCCGAAGAGCGAATGGCTATAGGGAGAAAACAAAGGAGATAGAAAAATGGCTTTGACTCTTGTTGAGGCTGCAAAACGCAGCGAAAACCCCCTTCAGTCAGGGGTGATTGAGATGTACGCACGGGCCAGTGATGTCATGATGGCTCTGCCGTTTCAGGGCATCGCGGGCAACGCCCTGAGATACAACCGGGAAGAGATCCTCCCGGGCGTGGGATTCAGGGGCGTCAACGAGGCGTACACTGAAAGCACGGGGATCATCAACCCCATTACGGAACCGCTGATTATCGCGGGTGGTGATCTGGACGTTGATATGTTCATCCTCAACACCATGGGGATGAATCAGAGAAGCGCCCAGGAAGCGATGAAGGTGAAGGCTCTGGCCCTTGCCTGGACCGCTGCTTTTGTCAAGGGCGATTCCATGAGTGACCCGAGACAGTTTGACGGGTTGCAGGTGAGAATCACCGGGGTGCAGTTGGACGCCATGGGCGCGGCGGGCGCTGGTGCGGCTCTGTCGCTCATGTCCCTGGATTCTCTAATCGATTCCGTGGATTCGCCGACTCACCTGATCATGAACAAGACCATGCGGCGTCGGTTGACTCAGGCGGCAAGGACCCCGGCTATCGGTGGGAACGTGGAATGGAGGCTGGACACTTTCGGGCGTCAGCTTGCGTACTACAACGACCTGCCCATCCTGATTGCCGATTACGACAACAACGGCAACCAGATCCTCGCGTTTGACGAGGCAACACCTAACGGGACCCCGGCGGCCACAACGTCGATCTATTGCGTCAGCTTTCTTCCCGGCATGATTGCGGGAATCCAGAACGGCGAGATTGACGTGCGCGACCTTGGGGAACTGGACGATGCACCCGTGATGAGGACCCGCGTCGAGTGGTATTGCGGCGTGGCGATCTTTCACGGACGTGCGGCTGCCAGGCTTCGGAACATCACTAACTTGGCGGTAGTGGTCTAAGACTTAACCCCACGGAGAGCGGCCTGGACCGGCGCTTTCCATAACATCTTTTTGCAGGAGGATTTAGAAATGTTGGATTCTAAGAAACGTCCCCAGGGGACTTTTGATTCAGACCTGATGCTCAAAGCTGATTACGCTTTGGGCGCCGGGGCCGCAACCGCGTATGGCCTGGACGGCCTGGCGGGTGCTGCCATTGTGCTCAATGTGGGCACCGGGCTTTTCAAGGGGTGCTGCATCTTCGACGTGTCGGCTATGGTGCTCGGCAGCAACGAGGAATACCGCCTGACCATTCAGGGCGGCGATGATGCGGCTTTCACCAACAACGCCCCGCTTGCCACTCTGTGGATCGGCGATGCAACGAACATCGTTGGCTTGAGCGCCGATGACGCGGTAGGCCGGTTCAAACTGTACTTCGACAACGAGAGGAACGGGACTTACTACCCCTTCATCCGGCTCCAGATCGTTACCATTGTTGGCTCGGCCAACGCGACCTTCGCGGCCTACGTTGTCCCGATCCAGTAAAGGAGGTGCAAGCGAATGCCTTTTATTGGCACTATAAAGGCTTTCAGGGAGACTGCGCCGAACGTGGTAAAGTTTGGTGAGGTTGACCTTGGAAGCATGGCATTGAAACGGGCGGACAGCAGGGATGCTGCGTTGAACGGGGACCTGGTTATTACTGTGGTCCCCGCAATCGCTGCCCCTGCGCCTACCGCAGCGGCATGGGCTCAGAAAGTGACGGTCAGGCTGTTGACTTCCGATGGCGCTCCCCATGATTGGTGCAACATGACCATCACGAACGGGGGCACGGCGGGAGACACAAGCTCTGCGGGAACGGCCAGTCTTACAAGCCGCGACGTAGTGTTTGTTGATGGCGTGGCGGAGCTTGAACTGAAGGGCTCCACTCATGCTTGGCTCGACACTGAAACCGCGACGTGTGAGGTGGACCTTGGAGCAAATGTTCTCGGGTACACCATTGCAGCGGTGACAGGGACCGTTACATTCACAGCCCCGTAATATAAACCTTTAACCGTGAGGGGGCCTTCGGGCTCCCTTTTTATTTGGAGAGATTGAATGAAGCCCAAAAAGGAAAAGGTCAAAAACGCTGTCCGTCAGACGATCTACAACGTAGAGACCGGGGAAGCCTTGACGCTCTGGCCGGTTGATGCGAGGGAGATCCTGGCAAAGAATAAGGAGTGGAGCGCACAGCCTCCAGCCCCGAAGGAAGAGGCCGTTATTGAAGAGGCCAAGCAGGAAGAATCTGAAGAGGATAGCAAACCCAAACGCGGGAGACCTCCCGTTAAGAAGGAATAAACGCCATGCCTTCACCCACTGTTGGATATGTCACGGTTGATGACCTGGACGATTACGCTGAAGCGCGGGGAACATCCGTTATTGCAGCGGACCCGGCTATCCTGCTCCTGAAGGCTTTGGACTGGCTCGAATTGCAACCGTTCAAAGGCTACAAGACTGACCCCACCCAAGCATTGCAATTCCCGAGAGACGGCGAGACAACCGTGCCGGATGAAATCCAAAAGGCTCAGATGGCCGCTGCCCTGCTTATCGAATCAGGCGGTGACCTGATGGGGAAAGAGGAAAGGATTGTCAAGTCTGAGCAGGGCGGCCCTATCCGCGTCGAGTATGCGACCTTAGACCGGGAGAAGCATCCGGTCCTCTATCTTCTGCTCAGGCGCTTTGTGGCAAGCGGGAGCGTGTTTGAAGTGGTGAGGGTTTGAGCATGTACGACGGCCTTGCAATCAGAGCGGCGGCGTTAATAGCGAAGTACGGGCGGACAATGTATCTGCGCTCATACACCGCTACGGGGGATGAATGGAATCCTACACTTGTTGCCATTGATACGGAAATCAAGGGCGTGATGCTTGAATATACGGCCTATGAGCAAAACGATTTAATCCAGGCCAATGACAAGAAGGTGCTTGTCAGCGCCGAAGTGGAGCCTACGCCTCAACACAAGCTGGTTGATGGCGGGATTGAATACGAGATTGTGCGGGCAAAGCCATTGAAGCCGGGAGTCACGCTGATTTTAACGGAATTGCAGATACGGAAATAGCAAGTTCTAAATCGTATAAGGAGGATACATGAAAACCCTAATCGTATTACTCGCTCTAAGGAGGACAAGATAAATGGCAACTATTTCCGTAGCAGTAGCAGTCAGAGACGAGATCGAAGCCAACCGGAAAAAGCAGGGTGACATCATGGGTTTTATGCCGGGTGGTCATCAGTGGGGAGGCATTGAGGTCAAGAACCATTTGATAATCGAAGTTGCCCTTCCTCCCCAAGCTACTATGGACAAGTGCATGGCGCTGCTTTCCAAGTATTACTCTACTGGTGTTCTGGCTTGGGACGATGTGGCTGAACTCCTCGGCAAGAGACGATTCAAGATTGATTGGAACAAGCTGAAAACCATTGTGTCCCAGGCCGGTATCGTGGTGGATTGGGCGAAAGTGGAAGACCCCGGCGTTGCTTATCAGCCCTTGTCCGCCCAGGATGCCGCTCCCGGTGGAAAGACTGCATCTCTTGACCCGACTAAGATGCTCTTTGATAAGTACGAAAACCGTCTAATCAAGTCAGTGGATTTTAACAACTGGATCATAGCGTAAATGGCAAGCTCAAGACGTACAGGGACAAACGAATCAAAGTGGACCGGGTCCGCGTGGGCTTCCGGCGTCAACACCTTCGGCGGTGTGACAAGGGACTATACCAACCTTGCCACATGGGAAGGTGACACGGACGTTGACATCGCCACCGCAGAGGTTTCCCCTGTCCTTGAGTGCTACAACGATGCAGAGTACACGTCAGGCAATGTAGTTACCCTTTCAGGCGCGACCACAAGTTCTTCCTATTTCCGCATAATCAGGGCGGCGAATAGAGCGGATAAGCCGATATTCAAGTTCACCGGCTCATGGTCAAGTGCGACAAAGATCGCTATTCAGTCGGAACCGTATTCTTCCATCCAAGACCTGATTGCGTATAGCACGTCAGACGCTAACACCACATTCTCTTATCGTTGGTTTGAAATCCTTGAATCCAACGGCGCTGATATTGTGGGTTGTGTAGCCTACGATATGGCTAACTCCGGCACAGGGGTAGTCAACGCATTTTTCCTTTATTTCTCCTCTGCTGTCGCCGGGGAAGCAAAGTTCATAAACTGTGTCGCTTATTCCTGCGAGACAGGTTTTCTTGTTAATGCTGGCAAGTCAGACGCTTTAACTGATCTTTTTAACTGCACGGCCCACGATTGCACCATTGGCTTTAACTCTACCTCTTCCACTGGCACAACCGCCGCTTACGGGTGCGGCGCGGCGGATTGCACAACTGCGTTCAACGGGACTTGGGATGTACAGGCAAATTGCAGCACCACCCACCCGACCTTTGCAGACAGCTATCATTTAGCATCAAATGACGCCACCTGGAAAGACCAGGACGGCAACACCGGCTCATGGCATGCAAGCTGCGGGTATGACGATGACATAGACGGCGAGACACGAACCGGCACATGGGACATAGGGTGTGATGAGTATGTGGCGGGGGAACCCAGCGGGGAACCGGCTGAAGGTTCCGGGTATCAAACTTCCTACTCTATTGGGGCGGCAGCGCAGAAGCAACCGGCAAGCGGCCAGGGTTACGCGCAATCCTACCAAGTCGGGACAGCATCCCAAAAACAGCCGGTGGCCGGGGCTGGTTATACCCAATCCTACGCCATAGGTGCGGCGGCACAAAAACAGCCTGTAGTAGGTAACGGACATGGCGAGTCTTACGCAATAGGCCAAGCCGCTGCATTGCAGATGGTGCCGGTTACAGGCGATGGGTATGCTTTCAGCTATGGGACAGGAGCATTAGCGCAGATTCAGCCTGCAGCCGGGTCGGGTCACACGGTATCCTATCCAAGCGGCGGGGCCTCCGAACTGCAAATGATCCCGGTTACGGGGGAGGGCTTTACCCGGAGTTACAGTAGCGGCTCAATCGCTCAACTCCAGCTCATAAGTGGGCAAGGGCATCAGACATCTTATGGCCGGGGTTGGACGGTTTACGGGTATCTCCCCCGGCCACTAGGGAAAACATCAATAGGCATACGTCAAGACAGGTATTCAGTAGGGATCAGAAAGGAAACCCATTCAGTACGAATCCGGGAGGAAGATTTCTCGGTCGTAATAAACTAACAGGAGGATTCAAGAAATGAGCTTAACAACGGCAAGAATGGCAGCGGCATTGGATACGGGTTTGACAGCGGCAACACACATCGCATGGAGCGAGACTGGGAGCGGTCAAAGTGCAAATGTGGCGCCCACCGCGCTTACGGGGGATCCGAAACTTAAAGCGGCCACAACCGCAAACCCGTCAGTAAAAAGCAACAACGGCGCACATGAAAGCGCGGCGGCAAGTTCGGGATGTACTATCACACACTGGGCATTTGCAAGCGATGACACTCCTACCCTTGTAACAACCTGGAATGCGCTCGATGATGACGCGGTGCTGCTTGCAGGTGGCAAAATCACGGTTGCAGATGGCGCACTCAAGGAAAACCTGCATCAGACCACAAGCGCTCCTGCGTAATAGGAGACAACATGGAAACATTGACGTTTTACATGGGACGGGCGAGCAGCCTTTCTATTGATCTCTACCGGCAGGGAGATGAAGACCCCGCCCCCGTGCTGGTAGAGGAAGGCGTTGTGACGCGGGCAATGCTTCGCTTCGGGGATTACTGCCTTGATACTGAGGTTGTTGAGCATGCCGACATTTTTGCGCTCAATGATGACAAAACGACGGTGATTGTAAAGGGCGGGCTAATGGATAATCTTCGAGCTGGGGGTTATCGGGGACACCTGACGGTATTTGATGCGCTCAACCCTGAAGGCTTTCCGTGGGAGGAATTCCAGATAGTTGTTAAAAAATGGCCTACGTGCCCGGTGGGTCCGTAATGACCTTCCATCAGGACATGGAGCGATGGGTGCAAAAGACCGGCCTGAAACTTGAGAACGTGATTAAGGCCACTTGCATGCAATTAACCGAAGGGATCGTGATGAGGACTCCTGTACTTACCGGGCGCGCGCGGGGCAACTGGATAGCCACTATAAATTATCCGTCGGCTTATGCCGTGTTAGACGAGGACCCGGAAGGCGCGAACACCATTGCAAAGGCAAGCGGGACGGCAGGGGATGCTCCGGGGAATGTGTTCTATCTCGTGAACAACGTCCCTTACGCAAGAGCATTGGAGTTTGGTCACTCCCGGCAAGCTCCCCAGGGAATGGTTCGAGTCACGGTCCACGATTTCAACCGGCATCTTAAAAAGGCGGTAGCAGATGAGCGTTGACCACGTTTTACCCCTATTCATTGCTAGACTGGTAGCCGCTCCCGGCTTGTCTCCTATCCTGTACCCTAACCGGGATGCAGGCGTACAGCAAGGAACGCATCTTCGCCTTTTTATCATACCCGGAATGACGTGGCCTATTGGTCTTGCTTCAACGGACCTGACAACCGGCATTGTTCAGGTATCCATTTACGTCACTCCCGGCATAGGCGCGATCATCCCGGCGCAAATTGCAAAACAGATAATTGACCTCTTCCCGCGCAACTTGGAAATGAGCGGAGTAATGATCAGCGGCAAACCTTGGGAATCCCCGGCGCTCAATGATAACGCATGGTACGTGGTTCCCGTTTCCATCCCTTATCAAATGGTCACTCCATAGCAAATAGATTCATTCCTTTTTCCATGGGCTGTGCAGAAATGCATGGCCTTTTTTATTCCAAAAACTTGAGACCAAAGGAGAACGAAAATGACAGCAAGAACTTCAGCAGGAAGCAAGATTTACATTGGCGATGAACTTCCCGCCATCCTCAACCAAGGAAACTATGAGGCGGTTGTTTGGGAAGAGATCGCAGAAATCACGGACATTGGGCAATTCGGCAAGGCTTATGAGCTTGTCAGCCATAACCCGCTGGCGTACAGGACCACCAGGAAGTTCAAAGGGACCGTCAACTATGGGTCGGTGACAATGGCTCTTGCTTTGGCTCCTGGGAACCCCGGCCAGGATGACGTTGTGGCCGCTTTGGATGAGGATGACACCTACCCTTTCAAGGTTGTAGATCTGGACGGCGCGACTTTCTACTTCGGGGCTCAGGTGATGAGTTTCGTACAGGGTCGCCCTGGTGTCAATGCGATGCGTAATGGCAGCATCACGCTTGAGATTGATACCCCGATTATCGACGTGATCCCGGTGGGCACTTACACGCTTACCTACTCGGCGGGCGCAAACGGAAGCCTGATCGGAACGTCTCCTCAGACCGTTGGTTACGGTGGGCAGGGAACGCCCGTGGCGGCTGTGGCT